CGCACATAGTGCTCCCATTATCGCCTATCGGCTCCTAAAGAAAGGTTCTCTGTTGAATGATGTCTTTCTTACTCTCCAAAGAAATAACCTAAACCAAAACATATACATATACATATACATATACATTATTATATGTATAACAAGAAAAAAGTCAAGAAATATATTTTTTAGTTAAAAGATAAAAAACACTTGACTTTTTTCTAAAGATATGTTATAATATACCATAACCATTTCCTATGAAAGGAATTTATGACTGCTTTACAGATGAAGCCGTCTGTAGCTGCTGCACAGAGCGGCACAGGCTATTCTTGGGAAATTAAACAGGATGTTGTGCACAAGATGCTGACTCTAGGGAATCAGCGTCTTGTCTCTAAACTTACAGGAGTCGCTTATGAAACCATAAGCTCCTGGAAGAAACAGCTTTGGTATAAAGAACTAGTAAGTTCTCTACAACAAGAACACGCAGTGGTCTTGGATACTAAAATCTCTGCTGTCATTGATAAGTCTCTAGACATTGTACAGGATAGGCTAGAGAATGGTGAAATTGTCCTAAACAACAAGACAGGTGCTTTGGTTCGTAAAGAGGTCTCTATGAAGGATGCCGCAAAGGTGTCCAACGATCTGCTGCAACGTCAACACATCCTGAGGAAACAAGAAACTACCTCCGATGTTAAGGAAGAGTCTATGAAGGAAGTGCTTTCCTCTTTAGCCAAGGAATTTGCTAAATGGGCTAAGAAAGACTACAAACCTTCTGATGATGCCGAAGACATCCCCTTTGTCGAAAGAGACACATAATGCCTTTTATGCGTAACGGAAAACGCGATTATAAGCGTGAGGTAGCTCTTTACACCTCTAAACCAGCCGTAAAGAAGAAGCGAGCGGAACAAAATGCAGCGCGTCGTACAATGGTTCAAAAGGGCCTTGCTCATAAGGGCGATGGTAGAGATGTTGACCATAAGACTCCTCTCTCAAAGGGTGGGGGTAATGGCTCTAGCAATTTACGCGTTGTACCAGCTAGCCAAAACCGAAGCTTCCAGCGAAACCGTGATGGAAGTCTTAAAAGCCAAACTTCAAGACGAGAGCGACGCAAATGAGTGAGAGTCTTTTAAAGCGCCTTTCTCAGCAAGTAGGGTCTGCTTCAATGGCTAAGGCTCTCTTGGAAAAACGAGGCCATATGAAAAATGGTAAACTCACTCCATCTGGAAAAGAACGGGAACGTTTAGGTAGAGCAGGACGGGCTAACGATAGGGCAGCTAAGTATAATGGTGGGAAGCCCTCTGACTATAAATACAATAAAAAGACTAATATTTCTACAAAGCGACAAAAATAATGGCCTTCATTAATGACCCGGTTTCTCTTCTTTTAGAAGTTGGTGGAAAAGTCATTGACAGGCTTTTTCCTGATCCAGCTCAGAAAGCTGCTGCCCAGCTAGAACTCTTTAAGCTACAGCAAACTGGTGAGCTTACCCAAATTACCGGACAACTTGCCATTAACCAAGAAGAGGCTAAAAGCGCTTCTGTTTTCATTGCCGGATGGCGTCCGTTCATTGGTTGGGTGTGTGGCACTGCTTTTGCCATTAACTTTGTGGTGGGGCCTCTAGGGGTGTTTGTTGCAGCGTTTCTGGGAAAGACCATTGTGTTTCCAACCCTAGCCCTCACTGAGATGATGCCCGTGCTGTTAGGAATGTTGGGGCTTGGTGCCTATAGAACCTACGAAAAAGTAAGCGGTAGCGAAGGAAATAGATAATGATTACAGCCGACGTAATTGCCGGCTTTTCAAGTTCTCTCCTACAAAAGAACTTTGACCAAGCGGTTGAATCTCCTGCCTGCCATTATGAATGGTGGTCTCTTTTCTGTAGTCCCCACAAACAGGTAGCCATTGCAGCTCCTCGGGGACACGCGAAGTCAACGGCTTGCACGTTGACGTATTTGCTAGCATGTCTTGTTTTTCGTGAGCGTGAATATGCTCTTCTAATCTCTGACACCGTGAGTCAGGCTAGCCAGTTCCTAGCTGATGTAAAAAAAGAACTAATGGATAACGAAAAATTAATGAAGCTCTTTAAAATTAAAGAATTCATTAAAGATACAGAAGATGATGTTATTTGTTTGTGTGAAGACGGGCATGTGTTTCGTATCACTGCCCGTGGCTCAGAACAAAAGCTCCGGGGTTTAAAGTGGAACAACAAGCGACCTGATCTCATTGTCTGTGATGACCTGGAAAACGACGAAATTGTGATGAATCCAGACCGTCGTAACAAGTTTAAGAGGTGGTTCTATGGTGCTCTCATTCCTTGTAAGGCTGTTCATGGCATTATTCGTATTGTGGGTACTATTCTTCATGAAGACAGCCTCCTTAACAACGTCATGCCAAAGGAATTTGACCGATGGACACGACGAAGCGCTCTAAAAACGTGGAGTGAGAAGAAAGGCCCTTGGCTTTCTATTAAATACAAGGCCCATAATGATGATTTTACGGAAATTTTATGGGAAAAACGGTACGATAAAGAATTCTTTGTTAGTAAACGGGAAGATTTCACTGCACAAGGTCTTCCTGATGTGTATTCTCAAGAATATTTAAACGAACCCATTGATGACACCATTGCTTTCTTCAAACGGGCTGACTTCATTGGTATTCATAAAGAAGAAAAACACGCAAAACTCAACTACTACATTACGGCTGACTTAGCCATCTCTGAAAAAGAGACCGCTGACTACACAGTTTTCATAGTTGCTGGTGTTGATGAGAATAAACAGTTACAAGTAAGGAATGTTATTAGAGATCGGCTGGATGGGCGAGAAATTGTTGATACCATCTTGTCTCTACAACGTATTTATAACCCAGAACTGTTTGGTATTGAAGAAATGCAAGTATCAAAAGCCATTGGCCCCTTCCTACGGGAAGAGATGATTGCTACAGGTACCTATCCAAATCTCTATTTACTGAAACATAAAGGAAAAGATAAGCTTTCAAGAGCCCGTTCCATTCAAGCTCGTATGCGAGCCAAGACAGTTAAATTTGATAAGTCTGGAGAATGGTATGGCCCCTTTGAGGAAGAACTTGCAAAGTTCCCTCGGGCAACACGAGATGACCAAGTAGACGCTTTTGCCTATTTAGGTATGATGCTTGATTCATTAGTGGAAGCTCCAACCCAACAGGAAGAAGAGGAAGAACTTTATGCAGATGAACTCGAATCCAGTGGATACAATGACTCAGGACGAAATGCCATTACCGGGTACTAGTTATTCTCAAGAACAACCTAACCCAGAAATTGAAATCTTAAGTAAAAACCATGCTGAAGATCTTTCTGAGGATGAGCTAACTGCTATTGGGGAAAAATGTCGTCGTGGATTTGAAACTGACCTGGATAGCCGGGGTGATTGGGAACAAGCTCTAGATGATTGGTTGAAGCTTGCTAAACAACATCGGGAGCCTAAGTCTTTCCCCTGGCCGTCAGCCTCTAACGTAAAATATCCTCTCCTTACTACTGCTGCTATGCAGTTTGCTGCACGAGCCTATCCTTCTCTGGTACCTTCCAATGGGAAGTTAGTGAAAAGCCAAGTCATTGGTAAAGACCCTACGGGAGAGAAATATACCAAGGGAGAGCGAGTATCTGACTATATGTCCTACCAATTCATGCATGATATGGATGATTGGGAAGAAGACATGGATAAGATGCTTATGATGCTTCCGGTAGTTGGATGCGTGTTTAAGAAGACTTGGTACGATAAGTCGGAAGACAAAATCCGTAGCAAGTTTATTTTACCTAAGAACTTTGTTGTCAACTATTGGACAAAGAGCCTAGAATCTACTGAACGTACTTCAGAGCTTTTTGACATTAGTCCTCGTGTCCTACAAGAGAAACAGAATCTCGGTATTTATCTCGATGTTGATTTGGGTGTGCCAATGCCCTTTGACAGTGAGAATGACGGCTACACCTCTGACGATGAGACCCTTCCCTATACCCTGGTGGAGCAACATACCTTCTTGGACTTGGATAAAGACGGATATCGGGAACCTTACAGGGAAAGTCCTGTCCATCTATCGGAGACATACCCTTGACGACGTGGTGCTTAAAGAAGATGGTAAGTCTGTGGCGAAAATTAAGCCAACCCAAATGTATACCAAATTTGGATTTATTCCTAATCCTGATGGCTCTTTCTACGATATTGGTTTTGGTGTGCTACTTGGCCCAATTAATGAGTCAGTAAACACGCTCATCAACCAGCTCATTGACTCAGGTAGTTTAGCCAACTTGCAGAGTGGTTTCATTGGTAAGAGTTTAAAAATCAAGATGGGTGATGCTAAGTTCAGTCCTGGTGAATGGAAGCCAGTGAACGCGACGGGAGATGACCTACGGAAACAAATTGTTCCCCTACCAGCCAAAGACCCTTCGTCTACGCTGTTCCAGCTTATGGGTACCTTGGTTACAAGTGGGAAGGAGCTAGCCTCTGTTGCGGAAATTTTCACTGGGAAAATGCCAGGACAGAATACACCAGCGACAACTACAATGGCAACCGTAGAGCAGGGGATGAAGGTGTTCACTGCGGTGTACAAACGAATCTACCGTTCTCTAGCACAAGAATTTAAGAAGGTTTTCCTTCTAAACAAAACCTACATTGACCCAAACAAATATGTTGCTATCATTGATGAAACTATTGGGCCTGACGATTTTGACAGCGATAGCTATGACATCTGTCCAGGGGCTGATCCTTCAGCTATTTCGCAAAGCGAAAAACTAATGAAGGCACAGGGACTAATGGAAATGCTTCCAATGGTTCCTGGTATGTTAGATCCTGTTAAGGTGTTTTCTCGTGTTCTAGAAGCCCAGGAACAACCCAACTGGCAAGAATTATTTACCCAAGAGATTCAACAGAGCGGTCAACTACCTCCCCCTCCACCTGATCCTAAGCTTATGGCTATTCAGGCAAAGATGGATGCAGACCAGAAAAAAGCTGCTTTGGATATGCAAGGTAAGCAAATGGATATGGAATTGAGGGGACGAGATGCTGCCCTTCAAATGCAAATGAAACAACAGGCGCATGCTCAGAAAATGCAACAGCAAGGTGAGCAGACAGTTGTAAAGGCGGCCAGCGATATAGCGATGGCAAATGTGTTCACTGCCACTGAACGAGCCAAAGGACAGCAAAAGCTTGTTCAAGGTCAACAGCAGCATGAACAAAAGATGGCACAGACTAAGGAACTAACCTCTGCTAGTAATAAAGCCCCCAGAAACAAATCAAAATAATTATTACGCTTGTAATAAAGAAAAAATACGTAAGCAACAAAAAGAATATTATACAAAAAATAAAGAGAAGATACTTGCACAACAACGTAAGTGGGCTTCTTGTAATATTGACAAAGTACGGGGTTATGGTAGAAAAGAAAATCTAAATAATCCGGTAGAAGCACAAGCTAGAAAGAATATGTACAAACGTCGGTGTCGCATCCAGACACCATGTTGGGCAGATTTAATCAAAATAAAAGAAGTGTATTCTCAAGCACAGAAATTAGGACTAACAGTAGATCATATTATTCCATTAAATGGAAAATTAGTTTGTGGTTTACATGTAGAAAACAATCTACAACTTTTAACTAGAGCGGAAAATTCTGCAAAATTAAATAAGTTCTAAGGAGAACAATCATTATCTCAGAAATCGACAAAGCCGACTGGAAAACCCACCCGGTAACCCAATACTTCAAAGAGCAAGTTAAATCTCTCCGCGAAGATATTAAAGAAGTTCTCACTACTGTCGAAGCCGATAGTCTCTTAAAATATCAAGGACAAATCCAAGCTTTAGATGGTATCTTAGATTATTTTGAGGAAACAAAAGAATGATTAAAGTTACCGGATGTAGAATCCTAGTTGAACCTTTTAAATTACAAGAACATGACAAAGTATTTGCGGCAGCAGAAAAGGCTGGGATTGCTTTACCAGAGTTTTCTAAGCGCAAAGAAGAAGTTAACGTAGACCGAGGCACAGTTTTACAGGTTGGCCCAAAATGCCATGAAGACTATGTTGGAGACCTCCAAGAAGGTGATGTCATTGGATATGCCAAGTTTGGTGGGAAGTTTGTACAAGACCCAGAAACTGAAAAGGCCTATCTAGTTATTAACGACGAAGATGTTGTTTGTATTTTTCGAGGAGAAGCTAAATGAGTGAAGAACTTAATGTAGAACAAAATGTGGACGCTGCTCCAGAGCAAGCACCACAAACATCTGAGATGGAATCCCAAGCCCTACAAATGGGCTGGCGTCCTAAGGAAGAGTTTAACGGCCCTGAAGATGCCTTTATTGATGCTAAAGAGTTTGTCCGCCGACAACCGCTTTTCGACAAGATTTCCCAACAGAGCCGGGAAATTAAGGAAGTACGAAAGGCTTTAGAAGCCTTCAAGCTGCACTATACTACGGTTAAGGAGACTGAATATAACCGTGCTCTAGATCAGCTTAAAGATGCCCGCAAAGCCGCCCTTTCTGATGGGGACGGTGATCGCTTTGAAGCCATTGACAAGGAAATCAAGAATGTTGAGACCCAAGTCACGGCTATTAAACAAGCGCAAGAAATCCCATTAGTTAAGGACGAAGTAGTTCATCCTGAGTTCCAGGCTTGGCAGAATCAAAATCGCTGGTACACGGAAACGAAGTACATGCGAGAATATGCCGATGAATATGGAGCAAAATTAGCTGCCTCTGGTATGACCCCAAGCGATGTCTTGCAGGCTGTATCTAAAGCAGTAAAGAAGGAGTTTCCTCATAAGTTTGTCAATGCAAATAAGGCTGGTGCCCCTAACGTAGAGAGTGGTAGCACTGGTGGTAAGAGCGGTGGTAAGTTTACCGAAGCCAATCTAACCGATTTCCAACGACAAGTTATGAACACTCTGGTACGTAGTGGTACCCTGACAAAAGAAAAATACCTAGCAGACATTGCTGCCCAGGAAAAGAAACAATAAGGAGAAGTTATGACTAAGCAAACCTCCCCAACGCAAGTGCGTCCTTCCCGTGTTCCGCTCAGTGGCCGTAATCGGCTTGCTGTCAAGAATAAAGAGGAAGGGTATGTCTACCGATATGTAAATGCCAATTTAGAAAATGATCCAGACCGTGTAGAACGGATGCAAGCAGCCGGGTATGAAATTGTACCACAAGCTGTCGCTGGTAAATTGGGTGACTCTCGTGTGGACAATGCAACTCCCATTGGTTCATCCGCATCAATTGCTGTAGGTCAAGGTACTCGTGCTATCTTAATGCGAATTCGTCAGGATTGGTATAAAGAAGATCAAAATACTAAGCAACATGAAATTGATGCCATTGAACAGACTATGCGGAGTGAGTCCAAAGCTGATTATGGTAAACTCAACCCTCACGCGCGAGTAGACGAATAACTTCTTTGGGCCGCTCCTTAATTAATTGAAAGGAAAGGCCCTATGGCTAATACTTCTCGAATCAACGGGTTTCGTCCCGTTAAACACGCAAACGGCTCGCCTTATAACGGCCAATGCAACATCTATGCGGTACGCGCCGCTGATGGCACTGCACTTTTCGTTGGTGATCCAGTAGCACAAGACACCGTAGGCCATACCAATGGTGTACCTACTGTAATTCGCGCTGCCGCTGGGGCACCTGTAATTGGTGTTGTGGTTGGTATTTTACCCGCTAAGTTTGACCCTGTGGGGGGTACAATGTCGGCTGGTTCTATTACCCTAGATACTCCTGTATATCGCCCAGCATCAACTTTGCAATATGTCCTTGTGTGCGATGCACCAGATGTCTATTATGAAGTTGAGGCATCAACTACAGCACTAGCAGCGTATGCTTTTGCTGTAACGGATATTGGTAAGAATGCTGACTTTGTTGCCACTGGGTCAGGAAGCACTACCACAGGTACTTCAGCAGCCGCTTTGGATATGTCCACGGCTGCAAATACGGCAACTCTTCAGTTCCGTGTGATGGGAACGGTGCAGCGACCCGACAATGAACCTACTGGTAACTATACCAAGGTTCTTGCAAAGGTCAATAACCATTACCTAGCTAACGGTGCCGCTGGCGTTTAAGGAGAAATCATGGGTGTTATTACTACTTCAAGTTTTGCCAAGGCACTATGGCCCGGCGTAAATACCTGGTACGGGGATGCGTACAATCAGTATCCAGTAGAATGGGACAAACTTTTCGAGAAGAATACTTCCCGTAAAGCGTTTGAAGAGGATGTTGGTGGCTCTTACTTCGGTCTGGCTTCGGTCAAGAACGAAGGTGCTCCAATTACATATGACAGTTCTCGTCAAGGTTTCACGAGCCGATATAACCATGTGGTGTATGCCCTTGGTTTCATCATCACTCGTGAAATTGTAGAGGATGACCTGTACGATGTGGTTGGTAAGCAAAAGGCCAGTTCACTTGCCTTCTCTATGCGTCAAACCAAGGAAATCATTGCAGCGAACGTTTACAACCGCGCGTTCAATACTTCCTACACTGGTGGTGATGCTGCTACCCTCATTGCTTCGGCTGGTGGTGGTGGTTCTACTTCTGCTCCTAACATTGCTGGTGGCACGTACACCAACGGTGTTGCAACTGCCTCAGACCTGTCTGAGGCGGCCCTGGAACAGGCGTGTATTGACATTGCTGGGTTTACCAATGACCGTGGTCTAAAGATTGCTGTGCGTCCTCAAGCACTCATCATTCCTAAGGAATTGATGTTTGAAGCGCAACGTATCCTGAAGACCGAAGGCCGTGTTGGTACTGATCTTAACGATCTGAACGCCATTAAGACTATGGGTATGATTCCTACCATCATCACCAACCATTATCTGACTGACACTGATGCTTGGTTCATCAAGACAGACGTGAAGAATGGTCTCAAGTACTTTGAGCGTCGTGGTGACGAGTTCGGTATGGATGAAGACTTTGATACGGAAAACGCTAAGTACAAGGCGACCTCTCGTTACAGCTTCGGCTGGACTGATCGGCGTGCCCTGTATGGTTCTCCTGGCGCTTAAGTAACAACGGAGGGGGGAAACCTCCTCCTCTTTATAACTGTTGGAGGGTTATTTTTATGGCTTCTATTCCCGTTATTGGTCGTCGTGCAGCGCTATTCCATGCGCCACAACCTAACAAAGATTTTGAATACCGGACAGGAACTGGTATGATGGGTTCTGCCGAATGGGCAGTATTCATGGATGATTTCCTGCTGTCGTTTATTCCATCGACTGCAATTACTAACGGCCCTGTTGCTAACACCCCTTGGGGCTGGCAAGGTGCTGTTATTGACACTGGTGCCACTGTTGCTGTTAATACGACAGCAACTCTTGGTGCTAACGGTGTGGTTACTCTTGCTGATGCAACTGCCAGTGAAGGTGCTGCTTTCTACGGTCAAAAGACTGTACAGCTTACCGCTGGTAAAAAGTTCTGGATGGAAGCTCGTATCCGCACAGACGATGTAACTGATAACACGGTTCAGTTTGGTCTGAGTGCGCTTACCGCAACTACCAACCCAGAAGACCTGTGGACTACCACGGCTACCGATGTTTGGTCATTTGGTATCCTAGACGGCTCTGCTTCTGTCTCTATGCTTGCTGATAAGAGTAACAGCGGTTCTACCGCTGAAACGGGTACCCGCAGCATGGAAGCTGACACTTGGCACATCCTAGCCCTGTCTTATGATGGTGTCACCATCAAGGGCTACCTAGATGGCCGTGAAGCTCTAAGCTGGTCACAGGCTGCTTCTACTATCCCAACTGGTGTTGCTCTAGCTCCCTTCGTTGGTCACATTAACGGTAACGGTGCCGGTGGTAACGTTGTTGTTGTAGACTATGTACGTATTGTAAGCGAACGCTAATTCATAGCTTATAAAGGAATTTTATGGCTGTGAAATGGGGTTATATAGGCCATTTTCCAGATTCAGGCTCGCTCCCTTCTGCTGCAAAGTATGGAGGGAGCTTTGCTACGGCTGGGACTTCTGGCTCTGATTTAGCTTTCTATTTCTCTGATGGATCTTCATGGAGTGCTGGTGGGGGTGGTGCCTCCATTAGTGCTGGTATTGACGCAGACAAGCCTGCGGCTGCTTCAGGGAATGCTGGAAACGCTTACTTTTCAACTGACGTTAATGGAGGAACTCTCTATCGTTCCAATGGAACTAGCTGGGTACAAATTGCTGCTGCTGTAAACAACGACGCAGGCCCTACGGCCACTACCTGGGCCTCTAGAGGCACTGGAAGTTATGTAGGAGAGCTTAAGCGCATTACTGATTTAGGTAACAATGCCTTAGTTATGGCTCGGTGGAATGGCACTTACTGGCTACCAGATGGTGGTCGTCAACTCATCTATAACCTACAAGCTCCTGTTACTGCCTCGTCTGGTATTTCTAGTCAAGCCACTATTCCTTCTGTCACTATTCCTGGTGGTTTAATGAATGTGAATGGAGGGTTTGAGATTGAAATTCATACCCATACGGCCAGTGATGTAGTATCCGTAGCTAATACAATCTTGTACTCGTTCGATGGGTTTCAGCTTTTTGGAACTGATAACCTAACAAACTTCCGTCTTTGGATGGGACGCCGGGTTAAGAATCAGAACAGTGCAAGTGTGCAGACCGTAATGTCTAACGCTTCAGGTACAGGTGCTTTTGTGGTTACCAATAACGGGCCAAAAGCCACTACTAAAAACACTGCTACTGACTTAGTATTAGCAGGTACGGCTACCGCCACACACGGCACCAGTATTCAAAACATCATTGATGAGTTCAAGGTATGGTGGATTTAAATGGTAGCTAAAACCCTTCCATTTGGATCTCAACCAGACATTATTGTCATTATGACAGATGATGGCCCTTTGGATTCCATCTCAGCACAAAGTATGCCCAATCTCACTAGTAACTACGGAAGTGGTGCAAATGGGGGTTGGGTTTCTTTGACAAATGCTTCTGGTAACAGTCCTTTGTGTGCCCCCTCACGGGGGTCTACACTGTCAGGTAGATATACCATCAATCATGGTGTTGTAGATAACAATAGTGGTGGGGTATTTGACTACAACTCAACCTTCATGTTAGCCTGCCAAAGAGCAGGGTACAAGGTTGGGGGGTATGGAAAATTGTTTAACCATTATGGTGTAGATTTCTGGTATGGAGCAAACAACTTGGTTATTCCTCCGGGATTTAATGATTTCAAGATGTTTATTAGTGAGCCAGGGTATGGTGGGCCTGATGGGGGTAATGAATATTCTTTTAATGAGAATGGGGTGCAAGTAGATTACGGTCTGTTGGAGGCAGATTACTCCACTGACGTAAGTAATACTGACATCCAAGATTTTATTAATGCCTGCCCTACAACCACTCCTTATCTTGTTTATTGGGCTCCTAATAGCCCTCATAATGATGGTGGGGTAGGGCCAGTGCCCGCACACAGGGATATAGCTGCCTCCATCACACTTGCCCCTACAGATGCGTTTAATCCAGATGATACTTACTGGAATACACAACCACAGTGGCTCCGGGAATCTGCTCCTACACAGCTTGCTGGGGCTGCTCTTACTACTATTAATAATGAGCACACGCTAGGTCTTCGTGCTTGTTTGTCAGTAGACAAGGCCATTAAAGACATTATAGATGTTCTCATTAGTCGAGGAACATTAAACCGGACATTTATTTTTGTGTGTACGGACAATGCCCACAGCTATGGAGAACAACGACTTTCTGATAAGGGAACTTCGTTTGAGGCATCGACCCAACTACTCCTAAAAGTTTTTGTACCTTTAGGTACAAACGTAACTCGTACTCAAGTAGTAAACAACATTGATATTGCTCCTACAGTGTGTCACATTGCTGGTGCTAAACAACTTGTTGCTCCTGATGGTATGAGTTTCTACAGTGTACTTGGTGATGCTAATGCTACTTTCAGAGAAGCTGCTCTACTTACCTTTTATAAGGATGGCGCGGACAACCCGAGTTTCGTAGGTCTTAGAACTACTGGGTATAAATATACTCGTGGTGCTACAGACGAAAACGGGTTAGATGGGCATGCTATGGGACAGGTATGGAGCTACAACATGGCTACTGATCCCTATGAACTCCAGAACCAGGGATATAATGCAACCTATGATGCTAAATTAACAATTCTTGTAAACCATATTTAAGGAACATTATGTCATCAACCATTATTACTCCATATAAAAAAGCCATTGCTATTACTGCTAGTGATGCTACCGTAATCCCTACTTGTGATGCTTTGTACATTGGCGGAGCAGGAGCTGTTGCTGTTCGGTTTTATCAAGACCAAGCAAACGCTACTTTTGCTGCGGTGCCTGTAGGAACAGTGCTTCCAGTTCGGGTAGATCAGGTACTTGCTACGGGGACTGTCGCTACAAATATCTTAGCGCTTTACATTTAAATGGAAGTTGAACTGCTACGTTGGCTTGTCTTTGGAGTGATGGGTATGGCAATTTGGTTCCTAAAACGCACCTTAGACGAGTACGATACATCACTCCGACAACTACAAAAAGAAACTGCTGAAATTAAGCGGGAGTATTTGCACAGAGATGACTTCCGAGAATTTAAGACAGAACTCTGGAATATGTTTAATGAAATTAAACACGACATTAAAGAGATAAAAAATGAAAAAAACAACGTGGCCCGGTAACTGGAAGGTTGCGTGTGATGTCTGTGATTTCTGGTATCCTTCTGGAGAAATGCGTGAGCGCTGGGATGGTTTAATTGTTTGTCAGGATGATTGGGAAACTCGTCATCCACAAACTCTAATTAAAATTCGTGGAGAAAAGGCTGTTCCTTCTTTTATTCGTAAAGACCCTGACGATGAGTTTGTCTTTGTATGTGATATTGTGTCTACTTCAGGTTATGCAGGGCTGGGCACTGCCGGGTGTATGCAGGCTGGAAATGTTCAATTCACATACCCATATTTAGTTGATTTCTTTTTAAATGGGCATGAATAATGGCAACATCAGGAGTTACAACCTTACAACTAACTAGAAACCAACTTATTGATGCTGCTGTTGGCACTTTAGGTGTCCTTGCTCGTGGGCAAACCCCGGACACTGACGACTATTCCGTAGCGGCAACTAAGTTGAATATGCTTATTGCTCAGATGAGAACTAAGCAACTTCCTCTTTGGAAACGAACTGAGTATTCTCTATCTCTTACAGCAAGCACTTTAAGCTACACGTTAGGAGATGGATTAACTCTAGATACTCCCTACCCTTTAAAGATGTTAGAAGCTTATTCCGTTCCAGTGTCAGGTAATACTAGAATTCCTATTGAGCTTATCTCTAATAGCGAGTTTAATATTTTACCCTACAATAGTTCTGGTGGACAGCCAATTAAACTGACCTATCAACCATATGTCAATTATGGCGTAGTAAAAGTATGGCCTACTCCAGATAGTTCTGTAGCAACAAACTACACGGTTAAGCTTGTGTGGCAGGCTCCTTTTGAGTACTTTTCAACTAGTACCGACACTCTGGATTTTCCAGAAGAATATTATCTTCCAATTGTATATGGTCTTGCTGCTCTCATTGCACCTAACTGGGGTATTCCTATTGAAGATCGTAGGGAACTTAAGAAGGAAGCAAAGGAGTTTATGGATGCTGTGGATAGCTTCGGAGAAGAGGATGCCAGCTTATTTTTCCAAGTAGATCGGAGATAAAGTGGCTTTTACTAAGACTCCTACCACAGATACATATAACCAAGAAGATGTCACTATTACTCGTGCGTGGACTTCTCGGCAAGGAAATGCTTCGGGTAGTAAAGACGAGCAGTTTTTAAACTGCTTTCCTGAGATTGTTCGGAACAGAGCGTTAGAAGATAATAGACATTTTGTCATTAAACGTTCTGGTACTTCCACGTACTACACTCCTAGTGTAGACGCCACTGTACGTGGTATGTATTATTGGAATGACAATAAAAGTATCATCTGGTGTACTAGTAATGACATCTACCAATATCATACAACGACAGATACTCTTGATACTATGTCGAATGTATTTTCCACAACTAGTGGCGCTGTAGGATTTTGCACATATCTATACGAAAGCGGGACGGTAGTGGTAATGGCTACCGATGGTACGTCTTTAGTTAGAATTACTACTGCGGGAACATCCACCACTTGTGCTGATCCTGATTTACCTGCAAATCATATACCACAGCCAATATTTTTGGATGGTTATTTATTTCTTGCAAAAGATAACACAGGGAATATTTATAATTCAGATTTAGATGATCCTATGTCCTGGACAGGGGATTATATTACGGCTGAAATGGATGGAGACCGTCTTGTTGGTCTAAATAAAATTAACAACTACATTGTTGCGCTAGGAAATGACACTGTAGAATATTTTTGGGATGCTGGTGTTGCTACTGGTTCTCCTTTAGAAAGAAACGCTACTCCAATTAAAATTAGTAAGATCTTAGCTGGTACTACTCAGATTGGAAACTCTCTTTTTTACATTGGAGCAAATGCTAACTCTCAGTTAGATGTATATAAGCTCCAGGATTTTCAATTAGAAGCTATTGGGACTCCAACCATTACAAGATACCTTAGTAGTCTCTCCAGTAACTTTAGTGGGTTTGTAGGCGCTACAATGTCTTGTCTTGGACATACGTTTTATGTGGTCAATGCGGGTAGTTATACCTTCGTATATGATTTAGAAACAAAAACATGGTCTCGGTGGTCTTACCAAACAAACACAAACTTTGATGTGTCTAACGCTGTTACGTTACAAACATATTCGACTCTAGGAACTATTTTTACTCTTGGTAATTCAAGTGTAATGTATTTGCTTGACGATAGTGTTTACAAAGACGGCAGCACTACATTCCCTATGCGTATTGTTACAGAGCCAGGGGATTTTGGATCACTGAACAGAAAGTCTATGTCTAAGTTTGCCATTGTATGCGACCGCCCAACGGCTTCTTCTTCGGCTACTATATATTGGTCAGATGACGACTACCAAACCTATTCTACTGGAACCACTGTGGACTTAGCACAAGATTTACCATCAATTACTCGACTAGGAAGCTTCCGGCAACGAGTGTTTAAATTTGAGTACACTGCTGATTATCCAATGCGAGTACAGAAATTCCAAGTCAACATTAACAAAGGAAGAAATTAATGGCCGATACCACTTTCTCTTCTGGTACCGTAGTTCTTCCTGCATGGTTGAACGACGCAAACACTGTAACCTATAAACGTATTGTCAATGTACATGATACTGATTTTGCTGCGGTAGGTGATGGTACTACTAATGATTCCACTGCCATTGCAGCAGCCTTTGCTGCGGCCACTACAAATGGTGGAGAGATTCATTTTAAATATGGCAAGACTTACGCCCTAGGTAGTC